GCTGAAGTAATAAAGAACAATGCTTCAGCGGCTTCATTAGCGCTTTTCCCGGTATCAACTGCCATTTTCTTTGCAGTTTCACCCATTTCAGCCACCTTGTCCGCAGAAACACCAACAAGCGCCTGTATTGAAGTCATTGACTTATCAAAGTCGAAAGCCATTTTAGCAGCAGCCGCACCAACGGCAACTAAAGGCAAAGTCAAAGAAGTTGTCATTGATTTTCCGACAGATTTCATTTTTCCGCCAAATGCTTGAAGTTTACCTGATGCTGATGAGAGGGCGTTTGACAGTTTTGAACTATCTCCGGTGATATTTACTTTTAAATTTTGATCTGCCATAATGTGTTTACTAATTCAAACAAAAATACAAAAAAAAAGACGCTTTTATTTTAACGTCTTTTTGTTGTTCATTGATTGGTATTTTTTCATAAATTCATCCATTCCCTCGCGGGTTGATTTGGGTTGATCGCGTTTCTTTTTTCGTTGCTTGTCAATAGGCAATTCAAATAATTGTTCAGGTTTTAACATTTGCGATTTCTTCTGGCAATTTACATTGTAAATCATTGTTGAAATGTAACGCGCTTGTTCCCATTGTAGACCAACATTATTATGATAATATTCAGCCAATAAACCATTTTCTCGCCAAGTTTGCCGCCAAAAATCATCAGGCAAAATTCCAATTTGCCCAATATAATAATCGGTTAAAGTTTCAAAGTTTATTGTTTCTTTGACGGCTTCGGCTTTGCCGTATTTTTTTGACTGCCTTCTAATGAATTTCCAAGAATTTTTGATTGCATCATTGCCTCAACAATTTCGTTTATCTTTTCGGCGCTTATATCATCAAGCCACGTTCCGGCAGTATAAATGTTATAATCAACATCATTACCACTTTCTAAGTCATTTGCAAGTGCCGCAGAATAAATTAATGCTCTTAGTCCATTAAGTGAAATGCCTGATTCAAATACGCCTCCAATGTCTTGAAGTGATACGCCCATTTGTTCGGTAAATTCCGCCCAAAAGTTCATTGAAAAATGTAATGTCTTTTTTTTGCCGTCAACGGTTATATCAATATAACCTCTTTTTTTGTTTGTCATTTTAAAAGATTTGATTAATAAAAACAAAAAGCCATCGCCTAAATATAGACGGCGGCTTTTTTATGTAAAAAAACTAATGTTGGTTAGTTAGTTGATTTTGTAATTGCGCCGGTGATTGTAAGTGATCCGCTATATGTAACAGCAGCTTCCATTTCAGCAGACATTTCAACACTTGATAAAAATGCTTCAGCAGTATAAACTGCATCACCAGTTTCGGCAGTTCCGAAAACACAAGTTAATTGAGTTCTAGATAAAAGAAAATCAGCCATTTCAATTGCATTTGCACCATCATCATAAGCAATTAAACCTTCAAAAGATATTTCGCCGCCTTTTACGCCTCCAATATATTCAGAAAATCCGTTTGAATCTTTTGTTGTTGCTTCTGGTGTGTCCATTGATAAGGACATTGAACAACTTGTTGTGTGACCAACTGCTGTACCTTCAACAGTCAAGATTAAGTTAGTTCCGTTAAATACTCCGGTTGTAGCCATTATGTATAAATTTAAATGTTATTTAATTTTTTGTAAATATACGAATAATTATTTATTATTAAATTCTAATCATTCAACATTGCAAAGTTGTGATTCAGCCATTTTTTTAAATGAACTGTATGAAGTTAATTTTTCAATTTCTAAATTTTGTAAACTTGAGTTATAATATTGAACCGTGTTTATTTCACCAAAAAAATTAAATAAACTTTCATTGCTTCCGTTAAATGCAAATGCGTTTAAATCAATTGGTGTTTCTCCGCTTGTAACTGTATGAACTAAAAAGCCGTTTACATAAAATTTAAAATTATCAACCTCCCAAGAAATAGCAATTTTATTCCTAACATCATAATCAACGTTTGTTGTAATTTCAGCAACAATATCCCCGTTGGCCCTAGTAATAAATAAATAAAATTGTGAGTTGTTTGTTTTCTTACTAATAACAACGGCATTTGAAGTTGAACTGTCTGAAATTGATATGCGCCCTAGCGTTCTGTCTTTAAAAGATTTTTGTAAATCAACAAACATCGTTGAACCATAAGTTAAAACGCCGTCACAAAGAAATGAATTTAATATGTCTGTTGTGCCTTGTAAATTTTCAAAATAGGTTGATCGTAATCGTAAAGGATTTAATAATTCACTTTGATAATTGCCATTGAATAAAACCGAATTACCGCCATCCTTACAAGTTTCTTTTAATCTTGTTTGTACTACTGTTGTTGTTTTAATATATGAAGTTAAACTGTCATATTCACATTGTGCGCCCCAAATGAAAACACTTGAATCACTTGCTGAATCTGTTGAATCAACTTGACCGCTTAAACTTCTTGGCGAAAATAATGCTGTTAATGTTGCAGCTTCATCAGTTTCAAATGAAACATTTAAACGATACCAATCATTAGAATACTTTGTAAATGATGCACTTATAAATGAAAAATTACCATTTCCAGATTCGGATGAAGTTAATGTTTCATTACTAAATTGAAACAAAGTATCAACCCTATGCGGATAAATACCTTGCGCCCTTATTGCAAAGAAATCGCCAACATTTTTTTTGACAAATACAGATAGAGTCATTTCAAATGAATCTTCATCTTCTTTTGTAAAAGATTTGTTGACGTAAGATGCAGCCGTTGAATTTCTTGTTATAGTGTCCGCTGAAGCATCACCACTTGGCGATAATGTTGTGTTTGTCGTTGTTGTTATGTTAGTTTTTGTCCAGTTATTGAAATCGTCCGAATACGTTAAATTATTAACCTTCTGATCCTCCAATAATAAAACCGGGCAACCTCCGTTTGTATAATCTAAACGTGGAATGTTTGCATCAACAGTTTCAATAAAACCACTTTGATTAACGCGCGTTGCTTGTCCGGCCCTTGTGAATGTTGTAAAATCACCATCCCCATTGACTGGCAAAACTGAATAAACTTTTCCGGCTTTGTACCCACTTGGAATCATTGCCAAAGTTGGATTCGCCATAAATTACATTTTGTGCGCTAAATAATCAATTCCAAAGAATGAATGAACGCCATTTGAATCTAATTCAACACTTGCAGATTTCCATCCGTGTGGATGATCGGCTTTAATTAATTCGCCATCTTCATCAGTTGAATCGCTTAAATCCCATAAAACATCTAAGTGATAGTTTTCACTTAAAACGGCTTCTTTAATAATCTCACCATCTTCATCAAATTCAGGTTGTTCTAAGACAATATGACCTAGTTTAACGATTGAATGAGAATGCGTTGGGTATTCGTTACCATCTTCGTCCTCGCTTACGCCTAAGGCCTTAATTTTAGCTTCGGCAGTTGCTAAATCTTTAAAATAATACTTTCCTACTTTCATAATACTTAATTTAATTTATTTACTCTTGTTAGTTTAATGTGTGTATTTGTTACTCTTATTATTGTGTTAATGCAATTAGTTCTTGGTCTGTTAATCTTGTATTGTAAACTTTAAAATCTCTATTAACATTTCCTAATTGATTTGTTCCAGCAGAACCAGTCAATAAAATTTGAAAAAAATTATTTACCCCAAATGTTTGAGTCATAGTTGAACCAACTTGAGAGCCATTTATAAATACTTTTGTATTGCCACTTGAATAACCTACTGCTATTTTGTAACTGCCTTTACTTAAAGAACCACCAAAAAGAAGGTCAAATTTTGTTGAACCACTAACTTTTAAACCGACATTTAATTTACCTTGATAAAATCCCGCAAATAAATATCCATTATTACTATTTTCTTCTCTAATAAAAAAGATTTGATTTGTTATTGCTTCGGTTACCCCAACAAAATTAACGTCTGCATAAACAGTCCCTTCTGTTTGCCCTATAATACCATCTGGCACAGTTTGACTACAAGTATCTGCAACCCTCGTTACAGCACTTCCAGATGTAGGAATTATACTTGTAGGGTAGTTTCCGACCTCTAATTGTGCACCATACATAAACATATTATCTTCTGCACCTACATACGCTCCAATTTGTTTCATATACATATAAACATAGGTGTTTGTGTCGGCTAAAACTCCAGTTATTGAAACTTTATACCAATCATTACCATAAGATTCTATGCTTTGACTTACTCCAGTACCAGAACTAATACTTCCATTTTCTAAATCAACACTTACATTTGCTATTGTACCATTTGAAAACATATTTAAAAAACATTGTTTCATTGTTCCTTTTTTTACAAATATTGAATAAGTTGCGTTACCAGAAGATGGAGTTGTTGTGTTTGTAATAACCCTATGATTTCCACTTACTGAATTATCTGTTATTTTAGTTGCATTTAAAGTTCCATCTGGAGAAACTATTGCGTTTTCAATAAGAGTTGAGTTTGTTGAACTCCAAGAGGTAAATTTATTTGAGTAAGGCAAATAATTAGTCCTCTGTGGCTCAAGTTTCAAAGCACCTTTAGTATTACCTAAAAAGTCAATTCTTGGCTCTCCACTACCAACTGTTTCGATTAAACCAGATTGATTAACAACAGTAGCACTTGATGCTCTACTGAATGAGAATGGCAGCGGCTTAAAGTTTCCATTTTCGTCATTAAACGACATAAGTGTATCTGTGCCAGTAGCCCATTTTC